GAGTAGTCCATATCATTTTCGCCCACGCTACTCCATCTCCATAGTTGAATGTGACAGCTGATAAACTTGAATTATCGAAAGCATTAAAAGCACTCCCAGAAGTTGGAGTGTCTTTTGTTGTGGCAATATATGGACTAGGTGCATTGTTTGAAGTCATATAGACTAAGTTACCTGTATTCAAAAACCAATTACTCCCCAATATGAATGGATTGATCAAGAACATAACTACACCTTTTCAACAAATAATGTTGCTTTCAACCCCTTAGCTCCAGTACCAGCCACTGTGATATCGAATGTGATTTCATCATCATCTGCGAAGGTTGTTGGAGTTGCACTTAATACGCACGGTGTTGTAGCAGTAACGGATGTTTTTTCGTTCGCATCAATCGTTAACAATGTACTGAAGATCGTTGCTCCATTTTTCTTTATATCAACAGTTACCAAACCACTGGATGATACAGTATTAAGATTAATTCTAGGTATCTTAGTTAATTTACAAGCATATGGAATTCTAAATGTAAGTTTACTTGTACCTGTTGTTATGGCAGTTGATTCATCACTTAAAGCTATTTGAATCGGTCTTTCATCAGCTTTTAACAATGCGTTTACTTCACTCTCGGTGTAATACCTGTCATCGTGAGTATGACTTGAAGCGGCTTTACCATTTAGTGTAGTTACTAAATCCGTAATATCACCGATTTCATGCCCATGAAGAACTAAGGCAAATACACCTTCGAAGAACGTCGCAAGACTCCCTCTTAGATTACCCCATGTGAATTTCTTCAAGATATTAGGATTCACAACATCTTCAGAGTCAGAATACCCGAATGTATCATCCACATCAGGAGTAGCTTTCACATCTGCAGAACTGATGAGTGAACCAATTGATTGTTCTGATACATTCATTTCTGGAATGATCACTTGAGGATTAAATGAATCACCATCCCAAAGATAAGGAACACCTTTTTCTACTACGATGTAATAATCACCGACTTTTCGATTTGTCGTAGGCAAATCAACAAGTAATGCTACTTCACCTTTGTATGTGACCTTGTTAAGCGCGTTAGCATCGATTTTATCGAAGTTTGTATTTAACTTATTAATATCATACTTCTCACTACCTAAAGGTTTTTGTAACTCTAGATTAGGTGTATTCGTTGGCATGTTTAAGCACTTCCTTTCCGTAATTCATCGATTGGAACAAGTATTCCGTTCTTCATTACTAATATCTCTTTAATTGGACACAACTGTCCGTTATGCATAATCTTATGAGGTATTTGCTTCTTAAACACAGGCATATACCCATTATCTTTAGCTTCTATAAAAACAGGTGTTTCACCGCCGCCAGTTCCGCCACCTGTTGATTTTTGTTTGACGTATAAACAAACAACACTCTTTATTGGACGAGTTGTTGATACTTTCCAATAACCTTCATAAATAAGACTGACAGATCCACCACCGTCCATAGCAATGGCATCTTTTAAACCAAGAACATTTTTCACTAAATCTAAACATTGAGCTCCTGTCATTCCTTGACTAGAGTTACCGGATACTCCATAGACTGAGATAAAGTAAATATCGTTATCCCAACCAACCGCAACAATAGATCGTCCTGAGTAACTTCCATAAGCACCTAGTAACGATGTATTGCCTTGGTCATTATTCCCATTCCTAATTAAACCAAAAGCGCCTGTTATAGCGCCTCTGTAGTCGTTTATGTAAGACTTTGATATAGATTGCAATTGAATTAAAGGAAGGTTACTATCACCCCCATAGTGAGCCATTGACATAACACCATCTAGCCCACCATCGTCATTCTCGTGTAAATCCCAACCCACTTTCTCGATACCATTCGTATAAACGAATGAACCACTCGTGAAAAATAACCCTGCATTAATAACGCCAATCCTAGAAAATCCTTGACCTTCTAGCGAATAATCATGGAAATCTGAGGCTAGTTTCTTGAGCGGCGCTTCATCGTATCGATTTGCTACAACACTGACTTGAACGTCGTGAGTTGAATCTGATTTAGCTTTGATGATGTGAACAGTTCGGCCATTGTATGTTGTTGTGTAATAACTATACATATCGATACCCAGAACAGTTGAAAGATAATTCACCAATTGCGATCATAGAGCCATTAATACCTGCATTATCGTCCTGGTTAGATCTAAACACCATTTTGAAGTATTCATAATAATTACCAGAATTTAACATGTTGGCATATTTTGTTGTCTTCCAAGAGTCTTCAAATGAAGTCGTATCATACAAGGTATCCCAAGTATGTCCATCATTTGAACCAAAGAATACAAACGATTTAGGACTGTTTTTAATTTCGTGGTCCTGTCCCCATCCGTTTAGTGCAAAGCTATTAAATTGAACTTTACCCTTGAACTTGAATACGATTGTTACTGGAACTGATTCTAGTGGAATAAAAAAACCATTAGCGTAGGCTCCTGGGTCAGTAGACTTAATACCATCAAACATTAGAATAGGGTAACCATCACCTTTAAATGAGCTGCATTCAAAGCTCTCAATTAATGGATTGGAACTCGATGTCATTGAGGTCCAATACGCATAGAGTGTTGGCCATACTCCAGTTTGTGCCCAAACATAGCCAGTCCCAAACTCTTGAGGGAAATTAGCCGAACTGAATGCTTCCATATCATTGAAAACAATAAGTACATCCCCATCTTCCATATTGTCAGGAGTAGGATCCGTTGGTTTCTTTTTAAATATCGTAGGTTGAAGGATATCGTTCTTCCAAAAGTCACCAAACATATCCATTACACCACGTTCGTGAATTTTACCAACACCTATGCCCTTTTTCCCTAAGCTTAAAGGAACAGACGAAGTTGGAAGTATATCTATAACTGTAGAATCATTAAAAATATCCTCTATTAATAACTTAATTTCATATGATTTTTCAAGTTCGAAGGGTAAATCAAATGAAATAGTATAATCAAAAACTAAACCACTTTCTATAACCCAAGTATTAATGTCTATCCATGTATTACCATTATAGAATTGGCATTTAAACTTTGCGTTATTATACTCAGTACTACCAACTTTGAGAGAGCATAAATCGAACTTGATCTCAATGTTTGCTTTTGTTTCAGGTTCATCTCTTAATACATTAAATCTAGATATATTTGGTTTGCGATATGGCGAAGTTATGACGTAACCTAAGAGTCCAAACCTTCCTTGTGAATAAGCTGGATTTATCTTGTTGGATTTTAACCCAAAACCTCCAAGAATGGAATTTGAAGACCATGTTGTTGAATCAACCCATTGTGGATTCATTATCCCGAACTCATACTCAATGTATCCACCTGTATACTCAATTTCTGGAGAATAAAATGGGTTATCCATATTTCCTTGAATGTATATATGAAATCGAATATGAGTAATCGATTCTCCAATCGATGGGTTTACATTTGCGAATAATTTAATAACACTAAAATTAACAATTGCGATATTCGTTAAAGCCCCTTTTGGATTTTGTGATATCATACCTGCATCAATAATTTCTGGCATAGTTATTCTTCTCCTATATATCTAAATACAGTAATATTGTTGTTATATTTTTCAATCTTATGAACACCAATTATCAAGCTACTTACAATTCTTGCCTTAGTTATATTTAACTCATTATTACTTATATACGCAGTCTTTGTACCACCATCATAAAACGCTAATTCTTGCTCGTCTAATCTCATTGAAAAGTCACTACCACTACTATTAATCTCTAGTCCATCTTCATTGAATATGAAGTTCTTTTGAACGTTCTCAATTGTGTTGCCATATTTGTCAGTAATGATAGTACCAACGGAAATACTCAAGGCTTCAGGAGTTAGCTTTTGTTCCACAGTTTGAGTTCTACCTGTTAGATCATCAACATTTTCAACTAACAAGGTTACCATTTTGTTCGCTTTATCAGCCTTGATTGCAACCCTTCCTAAAATCTTAGCTAAGCCTGTAGGCTCGTATTTTTCTTTAGTTTGATTAATAACACCTAAACTCAAAGAACTCATCATACCACCGTTATATTCATGAAGGATATTCACGATTGGTATTCTGTTTTGAAAATTATTAAGGTCACTTAATATGAATAAATCACCAGGATCTAAATCCGGTCTTGCGTAAACGTTGATATTGTATGGAATATACTTAAACCCTTTAGATAAGTCGAATAGACTCTGTATAACAGATTCTCTAACATTATCTAAGAAATAGTTATCACTTAATCGAATACGGTATAAGCCATCTTCCGCAATACTAACTTCATCATCGAGAACAACATCGTCATATACTATCTCGTCACCGGTTGTTGATCTACTTAATGCGATTGAATTAATCGGACCATACATTGCTTCTGACTTCAAAGCGTTATAAGAGAAATCATCAAACGTATACATTGTTTTATCGATAGCTAACTCTGTGATTTCATCGTGTGTATAAGCGGATAATTCGTCGTGAGTAAATTGAGATAAGAAATCATGCGTACTTGCAAGTTCGTACGCTGGTGAACGTTTATTAAATATGCATTTAAAGGTAAGATTACCAGATCGATTAATGTATGCTAACGAAAGATTAGCGCTAGCATAGTGCATAACCATTTCTCTAAGTGTTGCATCTTCTGGCATATTCAATTCATCTTTAAACTCAAAATAATCTAAAGTTAGATTAAATGGTAGCTCTAAACTTACTCCAGCTTGATTGCATACATCTTGGATAATATTTAATCCAGTACATGGAAATGTAACTGTTGGCACATAGATTGCTTTGAAATTAAAGTATGCAGCATCAAACATTGTTAACGTGATTTCTTTAGTAATCTCGTCTGTTTCTTGGCCATCCACATCGATATGGAAGTGGCCAAACGGTATATAGGTTGTTACCCCTGAATTAACTGCGCCTACTTCAACAAAAACATCTTTGTTTCTGTAATCTGACTTTAACTCGTATAACATCTTTATGGTTACTTTCCACGATGGAAAGATACCGATAAACGTACTAGCTGAAAATTCAAAGGAAGCATTTGAAATATGATCATCAGAATCAAATACAACTCCATCAATCGTCATTCTAATTTTTGTCTGTGGAGAAATAGCATTAATTCCATTGATGAAGTTTTGATTAATGTACATGAATGCCTCCTTTGTTTTTATTGCTCAATAAACGTTAAACCTATACTGTTATATATTTCTGAATCTGAAAAATGCTTAGGTGTATCAAACTTCCTGTCACCTTTATAAAAAGTCTTTGTCACTACTGTTCTATCGAGTGGATCGTAACATTCAATTGTAAAAAACGCTTTATTCTCAAATGCATTTACCAATGTAGTCATTTGAGCCTCGGTTAAATTCTTCCAAGATGCTTCCCAGGTTCTTTTCTTAGCAACCTCATTGAATCGCATCTTTCCCCCACCTGTTCGATTACCGTTGGTTGTTAATGTCATTAAGCTTGGTTTCCAATCAACAGGGGAAGGAACTAAAACTCCGTCTATTTTAATATCCGTCTTAGACATTGAAGTTGTACTCCTTTCCCGTTTGCTTTTCGTAATCTTCGATGAGCTTAATCATCTGTTCTAACATCTTTTTGCCACCGATGTTAACGATTAAGTTAACTGCTTGAGATGGCATACTTCCTGTTTGCCTAAACTCATTCATGAATTCACGCATAACATCTCTAAATGTATCAGCCATGATATTTTGAGGAGTAACAATTTCAGGATTACTTGATGCGCCAGGATATTCACCAGCTATGTTCAATGTAGGTTGTTTTAATACACCACCGGACGCGAATTTCGGTATCTCTGGAATACTGATTGATTTACCACCGATTAGTGGAATCCAGTCTGGAATCTTAACTTTATTTACATTTCGAATTAAGGTATTGATATTGTCTCTAATCGTTCTAAAAGGCATCAAAATGATGTCTCCTAGACCACTAAAGATATTCTTGATAATTTGACCTAGACCTTCAAAAACCTTGCTCCAATTGCCTGTAAACACGCCTTCTAAGAAGGTTATTAATCCGCCGAATATCCCCTTAACTGAAGAGATGATTGAACTTACAACTTTGAGGATATTTCCTAAGTTATTACCAACCACTTCAAATAAGAATCCAAATACATTCTTGAACACAGGACCTAATGTTACAACCAACCAGTCTACGATTGGCTTAATGAATTTGTTATAGAACTTCAATACTTCAACGATAGCGTATGCTACAAAATCAACGATTTGAGCTATGATTCCTTTTAAATGTTCATCCCATAGCCTTGATAACATTTCAACTGCAGGTCGAATGATTGGATCGATAATATTAGTCCAAATCTTATTAAAAGTGTCCATCATACCGATGATAAACGCATCTACTTGATTGAGTATTTGTTGGCCATACTTATTCCATACATCTTTGATAATTGTGACTAAGTAATTGAATATCTTTACGATAAAATCAACGATTGGTTGTATTGTATTCTTAATACTATCAAACAGTGTGATTACTGAATTTCTAAACGTTTCACTTGTTTGCCACAAGTAAATCATACGTGCAACAAGTAACGCTATAGCGGTCGTTATAATTAATACTGGAACGTTAATTGCGGTAATAGCTCCCATAAATGCTTTTAAAGCAACCGTAGCTCCACTTGTTATTGCTCCCCAATTTAACATTAAGAAATTAGCCGCAATACCTGTAACTAATCCACCTACAATTGCTAATATTGCGTTACTATTCTCACTAAAGATACTCTTCAGTTTATCGGTTACTAATTTAACTTTACTTATCTCTGTTTCATCTAAATTTACAGGTGATATTGAAGTATTGCCTTTATCTCCGCTTTCGGTAATATCGTTCAATTGATCGAATCCAGCCGTCATATTTTGAGCTTGCTTAGACGCATTAGCCATCGCCTTAGCACTAGCGTTACTTGCCTTTACACTTTTATTCCCTAACATAGAAATGAAAGTCGCAAGGTACGCTGTTGCTTTTGATAGCCATGACATTAACGAATTAATCGCAGGCATGATAGCTTGAAATATTGGTTGAAACGCTGTAGCTAGATTGCTTTTAATTTGAGCCAATGACTTATTGAACTGATCATTTGTTTTCAATGAGTTCCAAAATCCTTGAGCTAATTTGCGCATGCCTTGTCCAACTAATGAAATCATTAACTGTAAACCTAAGAAGTTTCGCGCTAATGATGCCCCTATGGACCTCATGTTTATGAGTGGTCTTTGCGAACGTTTAACTGAGTTCGACATTTTATCCATGGATTTAGCCGCTTTTGTTGTTTTATTTGTTATTTCATCGGTATCAAAACCATCAATTGCACCATCCAATTGTCGTATATCGACCGTTAATCGATCTGATTTGTCGGTCAATGAAATCATTCTTGATTCTATTTTTAAAAGATCATCACTTAAACCACCATCGACATTAATGTTTTGGAGTTGTTTTAGCTTTGCTCTTAAACTTTCAATTTGAGCATTAATGTTTTCTTGCATCGCAATTGAGTTATCTCTTTTAATAACTAAATCGTCTTTTGTTAAGCCTTTAAATGTTTTACCAGATGTACCCGATTGTTCAGTTGGTTTAACATTATTAACTGATTCGCCCGCTTTTTTAGTCGCCTTTTGAATACTGTCCGTGATGTTTTTACCAATCTTAGTACCAATCTCAACAGACTTCTTAGTAATTGATGTAAAAGACTTTGCAAATGACTTAGAGAGGTCAGTTTTTTGTACAGATTTCTCAATATTTGTTTTTAAGTTAGATGCGATATTCTCTGATACAGTACCAATCTGCTTTTCTAAGCGACTGGATACTTCTAAATCGAGTGATATCCCAATTGAACCTACGCTTGTGGACATATACTAACCTCCCTTTCATTTATTAGAAAACATTGTTTTAAACATATTCTGTAATTGACTAGTTGCCTTTTCTTTTTCAGCTACAGTCATCTTACTGATACGTTCTTTATCTATTTTTGAACGCCATTCACTGCGAATTTTCTTTTGATCGCGATTAAACCCTTTTAATCGTTCAGGATCATTCTCTGCACGAATGGACACAATATGACCGAGTGGACTTTCTCCGAGTAATCCATTTAGAAGATTGCTAAATTCCACCCAAGACATATCAGATTCTCTTTCTAATCGAATTCCATATTGTTGAGCAAAACTCGACTCAATTAGTGGCCAATCATCGAATAAATCGTAATATGGCTCATATGGGTCTTCGTTATTCTTCTTTATCCGGAAATCGTTTATCTACTTCTGACAACTCCTCGCCACCGATAGCGGCACCAATTGCCTCAACAATTAGCCCAAGAGCTTCCATAGATAGATTCATTTCATCAATCTCTTTAGCGGCTTTTTCACCTAATGCAATTTCAATCATCTTGTCGATTTTAGTCATTTCATCTAGTGATTCATCTTTATTCAATGCCATTAGATGTATACCAGCAGTTTTACCAGTGTCGACACTAAATGCCTTACCCTCTGCTACACAAATAAAAGGACGATCATTAAGCGCCTTTAATCGATTTACGATATCATACTTTTTACTCATATTGTTTTACCTCTTCTTTGTTGGGTTCGATTAATACAGAGAAAGAAGCGTTACCTGTCGAAGATAACGCTTTGATTCGTTCAACACTCGGTTTCAACCCATTTCGTGGATACGTACTACCTTTTTCATAGAGTCGGTTTGAATCTTCTTGATCTATGAATGGTGCTAGAACTTTATATTTCATACTAAACACCAGGAGTATACGTTGGTTTACCGTCTGACATCAATTCAAATTCAAGTGGTCCAACATTTGTTGAATCACCACCAGATGTGTTTGTTACATTAACAACACAATTGAATGCTAATTTAGCACCGTCTGGGAATTCGATTTCAGCATTTGTAGAACAATCTACACCTGTTTTAAAAGCTAATCCATGGATATAATCGTTACCTGCATCACCAATATTACGTTTACCGTTTAGGCCTAACGTAAATGACTTAGCGGTCATTAAACGACGAATCCAACCTTCAGTATCTAGTGGAGTCCATTCTTCAACGGTTCCATCGATACTCAAAGACATGCTTTCCATATCTTTGATTGTAGCTAAAGATGCAGCACCTGGAGCAGGTACTGTATTTACTTTAAATTTCATTCCATGTACTGGGAAAACACCTGCAAATGGCATAATAATCCTCACTTTCTAACGCTTAGTTGCGTTTATACAAAACTTCAAAATCGAGTGCGTACTCATGTATCTTGTTCTCATCGATTCCGATATCAACAAAGTTACGAACGCTTATTGAAATAACTTTGAACGCTCCAATGGTTGGATAATTCTCGGTATTCAATAATGCTTCATAAATCTCTGTTGCTTTAACATCTGATTCATTCGAATCTTTAGTCCAATGAATAATTGTGTTACATGCAATACGTGAATATGAGGTATTATCCATTCCACCAATTGCTTTTTGCTGTGGAGGTACAACACCTCGTTTAAATGACATAAGTTTTTCACGCTTAGTATCATTCAATCGTCCTACATAATACTCAGTGAACCCTGGAGCAATCGTTTTGAACCAATCACGAATATTTGCAATGTTCATCATAAGAGCCCTCCTAGTGCTTCCTTGTAGAATTCACCAAACTTATCATATATTTCTTGCTTACGTTCGCCATGAATGAAATCATCCATCCAATGGTCTTGAGCGTTCGCATTGTACTCCTTACGAAAAGTGGCATCTTCTTCATTGAAGTACCAACGTCTAGCGTATGGAGTATCGAATACAATTTGGACTAATGTATCAGAAACAACTTTAATCCAACCACTTCGTTCAAGATCACCATGCAATTTAGGAACTTTGCCACTAATTACAATCTCGCTTAGAACCCAGTTTGCTGTTTTTTCAAGCGCTATCGATTTAGCGTTTCCCTCAAGTTCTTCAATGACTTTCGTATTTAATTCAATCTTTGTTGAAACCTTAACATTCATTCCAACATCAACTCCGTACTAAATACTGATCCATCAGGATTATCTGGTTTATTGACTCTAACAACATTCTTTTCTTGGCCATCAATAAGAACTAAAACTGACTTGTCGAAAGGAATCGCAATATCACCTTCACACACAATTACTCCTCTTATCATGACCAGTTCACGTTGCGCATTGAGTATTTGCTTAGATTTCTTATCATATCGAGCTTTACCTTCAAATATGACATTTTGTGTCGGTTTATTGTTTTCATCATTTACGATAGAACAGATTTTAACTTCTTTAGTTAATGTCCATTTAGGGAATGGTAGTTTCATGGTAATATCCTCGACATCAAACCCGTTTGTCTAAGCATGGCATAGACTTGTTTTGATGTGGAAATTCCATTCTGACCAGCAACTCCAGTTGTTTTAAACGAAACACTCGTACTCCCTGCACCATAACCTGTAATTGGACTATCTAAGAAATCCCCATACTGATGTTTGAAATCAGCATGGAGACATGTTACCTCTTGTATGATAGTCTTTTGAAATTCAGTTAGGTTGTTAAAACCAATTGAGGTGATACGGTTGTAAGTTAAGGAATCAATGTCACGGGATGCATCTTTGAGTGCTTTTGCTCGTTGATCTTCCGGAATCAAAGTTCCTAGATAAGTATCTTTGTAATAGGTGACATCAGCATATGGCATTAATTCCTGCCCTCCTTACCGCTATTTCTTGCCTTCTAATTCAGCAAGTTTAGCTTTTAATTCAGTATTCTCTTTTTCAAGCTCTGCTTTTGTCTTTTCAAGTTCTTTGATTAGTTTAGCATCAGCTTTTGGATCAGCTTTCTTAGTTAAAAGAGTAACCTTCCCTTCATTATCTTTTTTATAAACAGTAAAACCGCGAGCTTCATAATCAGCTTGTTCAACATCACTAATTTTCACTTCTCGGTTCCCTTTAACAGCTAAGTAAGTCATTTTAATCCTCCTAACTAAGCCGCAGTATGGAATTTAATTCCATCGACTTTATTTTTAAGAATCCAACAACCTTGATACGTGCGATTCTTGTATAAATCGCCAAATGCAGCTGCAGATTCTGAACCTTTAGGGAATAAGTAGATATCAGCAATAGCTTTTCTAGCGATGATTGCAGAGTTGTGATACAAGATAAAGTTAATTTGCTTAGCTGTAACAGCTGGAACAAAACCAACAGTAAAATCGAACGCAGTCTTCATGCGTGAAGCTTGAACAACTTTAATTTCAACGCCATCAAGGTCAGTCACAATTCGATTAACAACAGTACCTCCGCCTTGCACATTGATATAACGTTGAATTTCTTTAGCATTCTTTAGAAGCTTATCTACTGTAGGAGTAACCTTCATTTTGCGACCTTCACGAGGCACACCAGCTTCATCCATTTCAGACATCATAGTATCGAAAATACTCAAGATATTATTAACATCTAAAGCCGTAGTTGTTGGTGTTTTACCTAGAGTTGTGTAATCAGCAAACAACTTAGAATAACGGTATGCATCTGTTTCAGGAATTGCTTGTTCTGTGTTGAATGTAGCGGTAACATTCGCTGCTTCCAAAACACGGTTTGATTCAATTACATCCGCTTCGTCAATGTAAAACTGAACATCACGGTCAAAATCTAACATATATGGAGTCCATTCGTTTTTTACAGATCCAGTGTTAACACTTCCATCACGTGCATGATCTTTATAGCCACTTAATTCGATAGTTGGAACCTTAATGGTTTGAGCGTCAATGATTTTATATCGTTTGTTATCTTCGAAATCATTAGTCGAAGCTTCACGAGCATACTGTTGATCTAGGTCTTTAGAAAAAGTATCCGCGTAGTTAATTATGTTAGGCATGTTTTAGCCCTCCTTATTTTGCATTGCCGAATGCTTTTGCGATAAGGTCTTCGGCATTCCCCTTATCTTTGTTTTTGTCTCCACCGATTTTGAATCCATTCTTTTGATCGTCTTTAGAAGATTTCAACTCAGGCCAATCTTTAAGAAGGTCCGCAATTGCTTTATTTAGCTTTTCTGCGTCAACTTCACCCGTCTCGTTGTTAATCACTTCTGTTGTATCAATCAATCGAACTGCACGCGCAACCTTAGACGGATCAATTCCGTTAGACATCATGGATGCCTTAATTTCAGCTTGTGCGTACTTCTGAATAAATGGATTCTCTTGAGATTTCTCACCTTCACCAGGTTTCTTCTCTTCGTCACCGGATAGATCCTTTAACTTCTTTTGAAACTTAGCCTTTTCCTTACCGATTAAAGCGTTCACTTCATCTTGAGTAAATGTTTTAGGTTTGTTTCCCTGGTCTTTATCTTCGGCGCCAGTATCCTCATTGCCCTTCTTGTTATCCGCGTCTTTATTGGCTTCATCGCCTTCTTCGGCAAATAACTGAATGTTCAATGGAAATTTGTATGCTAATAGGTCTTTCATCTTTCCCTCCGTTTATATTGCTCCGTCGAGCCCATGCAGTTTACTGTCTTGACACGTTTGGACATATAAAAAGCGATATATTCGCTTTTATAACCTTTTTATGACCTTTTTTATAACCTTATATTGACATCCAAATAGAATTTGATATAGTTTGATTAGAAGTAGTCTCCTGGCCCTCATGGGCTGGGCGGCTACTTCTTTCTTTTAAATATACCTAATAATTTTTTACGTCTTTTTAAAATAACTGTATTTACAAATTTAGTATTACTAAATAAAAACAGTTCTTTAGTGTTTGAAAGAGCCTCTAAATCAGATAATTGTGACTTATCAGTAATATCAATGATGAAATTATCAGCTTGTCCTTCTCCTCTTCTAATTCTGTTACGAATTGTTTCTTTAGAACTCCCTGATATACTCTTTAAGTCCCATGGAGATCCTTTAAAAATATAGTCACTAGATTTTATTCCTTGTCCATTAATACTTGGTCTTGGTACAAGACTAACATTTTCATGAAATGTATCTTTAAGCCATTCCGCAACTTCCATCTCATTCTCATATAAATCGAAAGTCAACTTAACTCCATCTTTACCATCAAGCAATAACTTTCCATCTTTTTCAAAGTAATCATTTACGATTACCTTACCTGTCTTATTTCGGTCTATTGAATCTAACCATTGTTCTGTTACATCTTCATATGGCTGATTTATATTAAAATTTGAAGAAGTATTGTCATCTTTCAAATTTAATTGAGATCCTTTTCGTTCTCTCCAATATTCTCGTCTTAATCCAGGATTGCTTTTAACATGCTCTCTTAATTTGGATTGATAAAACTTAACCATCTTATCAGATGATTCAATTTGATTCTTTGAAACAGATCCATTTCTAATTCTTTTCCACTTCCTCAAGTTACTTTCCAATAAACGTTGCTCTTGTTCGAGGTTGTACCTCTTTAAAGCACGTTCAGATTGTTCTTGAGTGAATGGAGTAGGTGTTGTACTTGAACCAGGATACCAAGTGAATATA